TTTAATGTAAATCCTAAGGATTTAATGTAGTGTATTTGATGTTCATTAAATGTCTTAACATTTAATAAACAAGCAAATTTCTCAGATGTTTCACATCTAGGATAGATAAGCTCATTACCATAGACGTTTTTCTTTTCGATAATTAATTCGTTATAAAGAACATTTCTCATGTGGTTTTCATATTTCATTTTGTTTTCCTTAATTTATTAAATTAAGTGAGCAAGGTCGTAAATCTCACTCACCTAAACTTTGTTTAGTTTGGGTCGAATTCAGCATCCCATTCTTCAGGCGTTATGCCTGTCATGATGAACTCTCGTTCATCTGCTGTGATGTGTGGCATAGCCACTTGGATAAGCGAGCCATCAGCCCAACTATCCAATTCTTCCTGTTTTACAGGAATGTCTTGAGTTCTGGTTACACCAGAAACTACAGATGTTCTTGTGAATTGCATTTCGTTTTCCTTTCTATTTACTAATTACTGCTTCCAATAGGAAGCTAAGTAGTAATTATAAATAGTTTTCAGCGATTGTCAAGTCAAATGATTTCATCATTACCATTCATCACAACAACAACAATCTCATCTATCTATTTACTAACTACTGCTTTCAAAGAAAGCTAAGTAGTAGTTAGAAATAGGTTTAAAATCAACGACTTCCCAACTTTTTGAAGACAAGTATCAAGCAAGAATACTTGCTCAGAAGAAACTCTTGAGATGAAGAACTTCTACCCCATCTGCCCATCACTCACCCAAATGCCTAAAATTTAGGCAATCTAAGTAGATTGCAGAAAATTAAGGTATCTCTTTAGAGATAACAAAAATTTGGAGACTAAGAAGTCTCCACCCCACCCCAAGAAATTGGGGCGTGAGTATATATATATATATGACACTCTCATAAATTTACAAAAATTTAAGGGTTTATCATAAAAATGAAAAAAAGACTTGACATTAAGTGGGGAGTAGTGTATAATTATATATAGTATATAGAGATTAAAGTAATCATAAGTACTATATACTTTGTTTTTCATTTTTATTTTTGTTTTCCTTATAAAAAATATAATAACATACAACAAGGATCATAACATTGGAAACTATAGAGAACTCTATAGACATTACACCTCTCTTAAATCTTAACAATCTATTAAATATTAAAATTAAACAGGAATCTAAAGCAGATTTTCTAACATTTGTTCGTCAAATGGCTCCAAAGCTTGTTTCTGATTGGAAGATGGGTAAACATATAGAGGTTATATCAGAAAAACTACGACAATTAGAAGCTGGTGAGATAAAAAGACTGATGGTTTTCCTACCACCCAGGTCATCTAAGTCTGTTTTATGCTCTAAATTGTTTCCAGCATGGTATATAGGAAGGAATCCAGAACATGAGATACTTACTGTTTCCCATAGTGACCAGTTATCAAGTGATTTTGGACGTTCTGTTAGAGATTTGGTTAATGAAGAATCCTTTCAGAATGTTTTCAAAGGTGTTTCCCTACGAACAGACGTTAGAGCTGCAGGAAAGTGGAAAACTAACCAGGGAGGACAGTATTATGCTGCTGGAGTTAGATCGCAGATTGCAGGACGAGGAGCACATATCGCAATTCTTGATGATGTCATGTCAGAAGAAGACTCTTATTCAGAAGCTGGCAGAAGATACGTCAAGGAATGGTATCCTGCTGGACTAAGAACACGTATAATGCCTAATGGTGCTATTTTAATCATTAATACTAGGTACCATTATGATGATTTATGTGGATGGTTACTAAAACAACAGGAAAATGTGGGTGATTATGCTATAACTCCTTGGGATGTTGTACGTATTCCTGCATGGCTTGATGATGAAGCAGCAGAATTACTTGATTTACCTGTAGGATCTAGTTATTTTCCAGAATGGAAGCCAGAAGAAGTCTTAAAAGTAGATGAATCAGAAATAAAAGCTTCAAATGGTGCAAGATATTGGAATGCACTCTATATGCAGGACCCAACTCCTGATGAAGGTGGGTTAATCAAGAAGAAATGGATTAAATGGTGGGAAGATAGTGAACCACCACCATGTGATTTTATAATACAAACCTATGATACAGCATTTTCTACCAAAACTACAGCAGATTATAGTGTTATTCAGACATGGGGTATATTCTCCATGTATGATCAGGATGAAGATGGATTTGAAAACTATCAATCCAATTTACTTTTATTAGGAAATATAAAAGGTCGCTTTGAATATCCAGAATTAAGACGTATGGCACAAATGTTATATAAAGAACATAGACCTGATGTTTGTATGGTAGAAAAGAAAGCAAGTGGACAATCATTAATACAAGATATGCGTAGAGCTGGTATACCTGTAATGGAATATTTACCTGATAAAGATAAAGTTGCAAGAGTTTATGCAGCATCTCCCATGATGGAATCAGGTCGTGTATGGATACCAAAAAATAAGAAGTGGTCAGAAGATTTACTGGAAGAAATGTTAAGATTTCCTAATGCTGCACATGATGACCAAGTAGATGCTATGACCATGGCAATACACTATATGAAAGAATCTTGGCACCTATCACATCCAGAAGATCCTGACTGGGAAGATGAACCCAGAAAGAAAAAGGTTGCATACTGGCGAACTTAATGGTATAATAATAAGATAAAGTTAAAATAGGGAAAGATAATGGGCACAAAAATAAGTCTAGATGTAAAAAAAACAAAAGTTAAACATAAATTTTTTGATGCTAAAGCTGGTGATGAATGGAATGCATCAGCACAAGGCTATGTACAACATAAAAGTCTACTTGAAGGTAAACCTTTAAAAGGTTCTGAAATAAAAGGTAAAGCAAGTTGGGAAAAAGGTAGACATAAAATTAGTGGAGAAGCTATTTATAAACCAAGTAGTAAACAAGGTAGTCTAATGGGTAAATATACTTTAAGTTTTCAAGAAGGATCTAAAGATAAGACAATAGGAAAAACTTTAGATGATCTATTAAAGAAAACTCCTGCCAATAGAAATTTAAGAAATGCTAGAGCTGCAAGAGATTCTGGATTAGATAGAAAAACATGGTCAGGATTTTTAACAAATAAACAAAAACAAATGTTAGGTATAAAATAATGGCAACAGAACGTAATCCATTTGAACAAATACCAGAAGAAGTATCAAATATAATTGATATACCAAAACCTGAAGAAGCTGCAGTAGCACAACCAACCTTTGAAATGGATACAGATGGTGGTGTTATTGTAGATCTTGAAGGTACTTCAGAAATGAAGCCAGAAGAAGATATAGAAGAATGGTATTCTAATATTGTTGATACATTAGAAGATGATCAAATAGCACAAATTGCAAATGATGTTGTTGATTCTTATACATCAGATAAAGATTCTCGTCAGGAATGGGAGTCTATGTTTGAAAGAGGATTTGATTTATTAGGATTAAAGATAGAAGAAGCATCAGAACCATTTGAAGGAGCATGTACAGCAGTACATCCTATGTTAATTGAATCTGCTGTTAAGTTTCAATCAAAAGCTATACAGGAAATGTTTCCACCTAATGGTCCAATTAAAACACATATATTAGGTAAGTCTACTCCTGAAAGAGAAGACCAAGCTAATCGTGTACAAGAGTTTATGAATTATCAAGTAACAGAACAAATGCCTGAATACTTTGATGAGTTTGAAAGAATGCTGTTCCACCTCCCTTTGATAGGATCAGCATTTAAAAAAGTTTATTATGATGCAACATTAAAAAGACCAGTATCTGAATTTGTTCCAATAGATCAATTCTATGTTTCTTATTATGCATCTAACTTACATAAAGCAGATAGATATACACATATTATATATAGAAGTCCTGTTGATCTTGCAAAAGATATACGAGCAGGAATATATAGAGATGTAGATTTACCTGAAGCAACTAATCCTAATCCCACATCTTTCTCTTCTAAAATGGATACAATATTAGGATTATCACCAACAGCAGATAATGATCCTCAATATACATTACTTGAACAACATTGCTATTTAGAAATTGAAGAAGATTATGCTCTTCCTTATATTGTTACAGTAGAAGAACAATCACAACAAATTTTATGTATTCGTAGAAACTATGAAAAGGACGATAAAAACCAAGAGAAAGTATCACACTTTGTCCATTATAGATTCGTTCCAGGATTTGGTTTCTATGGATTTGGTCTGATGCACTTCTTAGGAAACTTAACCATGACTGCCACAGCAGCTATGAGAAGTTTAATAGATGCAGGTCAATTTGCAAACTTGCCAGGAGGATTTAAAGCAAAAGGTGTAAGGATTGTTGGTGATAATGAACCAATAAGTCCAGGTGAGTTCAAAGAAGTAGAAGCAACAGGACAAGATTTGAATAAGGCAATAATCTCTCTTCCCTATAAAGAACCTTCTCAAACTCTTTTCCAAATGCTTGGCTTTGTAACTGCAGCAGGACAGAAGTTTGCAGATAGTACAGAACAAATAGTTTCTGATGCTGCATCCTATGGACCTGTTGGAACGACTATGGCATTACTGGAAGCGTCAAGTAAGTTCTTTTCTGCTATTCATAAGAGATTACACAAATCTCAAAGAGATGAATTTAAAATACTTGCAAGAATCAATTATGATTATCTTCCTTCAGAATATCCATATGAAGTTCCTTTTGCTGAAAAGAGTGTAATGAAAAAAGACTTTGATGGTAGGATTGATGTTATCCCTGTCTCAGATCCTAATATTCCATCAAATGCACATAGGATGATGATTGCACAAATGGCATTACAAATGGCACAGCAATCACCTCCTGGCATGTTCAATCTAGAAGCATTAAATAGAACAATATTAAATGCTGCTAATATGCCTAATCTGGAAGATATACTTCCACCAAAACAACAACCACAACAAATGGACCCAGTATCTGATATTATGGCAGCAACTAAAGGTATACCTATTGCAGCATTTGCTGGACAAAACCATGATGCTCATTTACAAACAAAGATGGCATATCTTCAAGATCCAGAAAATGGAGCTAATCCTATAATGGCTAGATTAAAACCAATACTGGAAGCTAATATACAAGAACATTCTGTTATGAAATATCAAGAACAAATGAATGGTATGGCAAGAATGGCAATGGAACAAATGCCACCTGAACAACAGAAAGATCCTAAAGTTGCAGAAATGGCTATGGCTACTGCAGCACAACAAGTATTAAATGCAAATCAAGCTATGGGTCAAGCTCAATCACCTGAACAACAAATGGTTGCATTAGAAACAGCTAAAGTAGAATTAGAGAAACAAAAACTACAAGCAACTGTAGCTAAATATTCTGCAGATTCTGCATTAGATGCACAAAAATTAGAATTAGAAGAAGCTGAATTAATGATGGAAGCTGGTAAATCTGGTCAAGATGCTATGATGAAAAAAGAAAAAGCTGATCTTGATAGAGCAAGTAAACAAACCATGAAAGCTTTAGATGCTATAACAAAATCTTCTATAGCAGATCTAAAAGCTGAAGTTGATATGGAAAAAATTCGTATAAATGCTTTAGAAAAAGTAGCGAATATGGAAGATCTGGATGATAGACAAAGAAGTTTCAAACTTATTGATATTATGATGGATTTAATGAAAGAAGAAATGAAAGGAGAAAAAGATGCCAATAGGAAATAAAGCTTATTCTGTAGCTAAAGGTATTACTGATGGAAAACCTATGCATGTTCCTAATAAAGATGGTGGTCTCTATGGTGATTATACCAAGATGTCACAATCTGAATATGGAAGTAGACCTAAAAAAGGTGTAACTTCAAAATGGGAAGATAAAGCTTGGAAATATCCTTCACCAACTACAGGAAAAAGATAATTTATTTTATAGGTTTATTTTTTTCCTAAATAATCTAGGGTAAATTTTGCTTATCGACTGACCTAGCAGACAAGCCAAGACGATAGGATAATTTTAAGGAGAATAAATTATGGCTAATACGACATTTAAAGGAGCAGTTCGTTCTGAAAATGGTTTTAAACAAATAACTATAGCATCAGGTACAGGTGCTGTAACAACTAATCATACTGTTGATTCTAGTGGTAATGTATCTGGTACTGGTACTCTAAAACTTACTGGTGCAGCAAATATTTTATCTGATTATGAATCAATTACAGATGCTACTAAAACAATAACTTCTGCTGATTCTGGTACTATCTATGGTTTTAATAGAGCAGCAGGTATTGTTGTAACATTACCAACACCTGCAGCAGGTATTGAATATACCTTTCTCGTAGAAACTACCTTCTCAGGTGCAGGTCAAATTAAGACAGCAACTACTGATGGTACTGATGGTTTCTTAGGAACAGCATTCTTATTTGATACAGGTGAAGTTGGTGAAACAGATAACTTCCATCCTGCATCATCTAATGATGTTATTGATCTGGGAGCTGTAGAACAAGGATGGCTAACAGGTGGTTATATTAAACTCTTAGGAGTAAATACTACTACTTGGTGGGTTGAAGCGTGGCTCATGGGTGATGGCACATTAGCTACTCCATTTACAGATAGTTAAAATTAATAACCAATATTGGGTGGTATTTATTTACTGCCCAATATTTTAAAAAAGGATATAATATGTGGACTAAACCAATAATAAAAGAAATATCTGTTGGATTAGAGATTAATTGCTATATGTGTGCAGAACTTTAATTAGATGGATATTTGGGATGAGGTCGTTAAAGATTATAATGAAGAACTCACTAAACTAAGAAATACAATTTGTAATGGTCAATCAGATACTTTTGCTCATTACAGACAAATGGTTGGTCACATTTATGGAATTGAATGGGCTAGAAATAAATTAACAGATATTGTTAAGAAACGTATCTATGAAGAAGAGGATAACTAATGCAACAGGTTTCATTAGCTAAAACTATTAAGAATGATATGTGGATTACAGAAGAAGAAGAAACTGATCCAAATATCTTACCTGAACTTCCAGGTTTTCATGTACTTGTAAGACCTGTCTCAATTAAAGAAAAGACAAAGGGTGGTATATTATTACCTGATTCAACGAAGGAAGATATGTCCTATCTTACTACAGTAGGACGTGTAATATCTCTTGGAGATTTAGCTTATCAAGATAAAGATAAATTTCCAAAAGGTGAATGGTGTAAAGTAGGAGATTATGTTTGTTATGGAAAACATTCAGGTCAAAAAATAAAATATAAGGGTATTCGTCTTATTTTATTATTTGATGATCAAATTATTATGCGTGTTGAACATCCAAAAGATTTAGATCCTACATTTAATTTACATGCAGGTAGTGCATAAGACTTGCACAAACCTAATTTTTGTAGTATAATATATAAGTATATACGTAAGTCGTATGTCTCGTAAACAGCGAAAGGAAAAACTATGTCTGAAGAAGAGAAAAAAGAAGAATGGGATGAAGTCGTTCCAGAAAAAAAAGAAGAAAAAGAAAAAGTAGAATATGAGGTAGAAGGAGAAGAACAAAAAGAAGAGACTCCACCTCCAAAAGAAGAAGAACCTCCAAAGGAAGAAGTACCTAAAGAGCTTGAAGGTATTGAAACTAAAGGAGCACAAAAGCGAATACGTCAGTTAGTTAAACAACGTAAAGATCGTGATGAACAGATTGCTCAAGTTATACAACAAAATGAACAATTATCACACCAATTAAATCAAGTTCATCAACAATTTACACATATTAATCATTTAAATTTAAATGCTACTGAAAAACAATTAAATGATAAATTAGAACTTGCACGTAATGCTTATAAAAGTGCTCACGAAGAAGGTGATTCTCAAAAAGTTTTACAAGCTCAAGAGTTTTTAAATGAAGCACAAAATGATTTAAAATCATTAGGTGCTACTAAAGCACAATTTCAACAGCAGCCACAACAAACTCAAGGTATAGGTAGACAACAACCACAATATCAACCTCAACCTACACCTGATCCTAAAGCACAAGATTGGGCATCAAAAAATGAATGGTTTGGTGCTGATAGAGTAATGACTGCTGCTGCATTAGCAATAGATGCAGAATTAAAAGAAGAAGGTTTTAGTCCTACAGAACCTGAATTTTATCAGGAAGTTAATAATAGGATAAAAGAAACATTTCCTCATAAGTTTAAAGAGGGAGTTCGTCAGCAGGGATCAACGTCAAAGCCTGCTCAAGTAGTAGCTGGAGCATCTCGCAGCTCTCCAGGTTCTAGTAAAAAAGTTAAACTTACTAAAGAAGATATAAGATTAGCTAATAAATGGAATGTACCACTTGAAAAGTATGCAGAAGAAAAATTGAAAGCTGATAAAGCTGAAGGTGAGTATACTACAATTAATATGCAGCGTGGAGGATAAAGTTATGACACGAACAAATACACGTAGTTCTGAAGCTCGTGAGAATGTCGATAGAGAAACAACTGAATATACATTTGAAGAGCAAGACTCTCTTCATATTCCTGAAGCAGTTACAAATCGTTTCCTAGACGAAGGTATGACTCTTGGTTGGTTAAGAATAACTCTTAAAGGTCAAGAAGATTATAAATATATAGGTAGAAAATTGCAAGAAGGATGGGAATTTGTTAAATCTGAAGACGTTCCTGAACTTGGATCAACATCTGTCGTGAGAGATACAGGTAGATATTCTGGAGCAGTCTGTCGTGGAGACATTGCGTTAGGTAAAATACCTACTAGAATCTATAAAGCTAGAAGTAAGTATTATAAGGATAAATCTGATAAGTTAATGGAAGCAGTTAATTCACAACTTATGAGAGGTAATAATTCTAGAATGCCTATTTCTAATACGAGTAAAACTCAAACTATAAAAGGACGAACACCTAGATTTCAGGAATAGTTCTTTAGCCAAAGGAGAAAAATCATGGCAACAACACAAGCGTTTCGTGGTTTCGTTCCTGCTAGAAAAAAAGATGGAGCTTATAATACTGGTTCCTTTACGCAGATATTTTCACCAGTAAGTGGTGGAGACTGTAACAACAAGATCTTTACAGGAGATCCTGTTGTATTACCAGGTGCTAACTTTGCAACCATTTCACCATATATCGCAGCTACTTTAAAACCTTCTGGGGTTTTTGCTGGCTGTTCATATGTGTATAATGGAGAACAAAAATTTGCACGTTACTGGGGTACAGGTACATCTGCTAATGGATATTCAGATGTTAAGTTCTTTCTCATAACTGATCCAAATCAGACATATTACATTCAATGTAGTACAAAACTTTCTGCAGCAGAATTAATGATAGTTAAAAATTATAATGTTACTGTTAGTTCAACTGCAAGTTCTGGAAATACTACAACTGGACAATCAAGTTATTATTTGGACGCAGCTAGTGGGGATGAATCACAGAAACAAGCAAGGGTCATAGGTCTAAAACAAGATGATGGAGAAACTGAAGATTCAGATTCTTATCCTATTGTGGAAGTATGGCTAAACATGCATAGAGATCGCTACGTTACAGCGACTGCATCATCAGCATAGAAAGGATATAGAAAATGGCTATAAATAGATCAAGTATCGCCAAAGAACTCCTTCCTGGACTGAATGCAGTCTTTGGAACTGAGTATGGCGAAGTTAATGATGAGCATAAACCATTATATGAAGTAGAAAATTCTGATCGAGCATTCGAAGAAGAAGTTCTATTTACAGGTTTTGGTACTGCTCCAGACAAAACAGAAGGTGCTGCTGTAAGTTATGATGACGCACAGGAATCATATACAGCTCGTTACGACAACGAAACAGTAGCTCTAGCTTTTGCAGTAACTGAGGAAGCAATGGAGGATAACCTCTATGATACTTTCGCTAAATTACGTGCAAAAGGTCTTGCGAGAGCAATGGCAAACACCAAGCAAGTGAAAGCTGCTAAAGTCTTTAATAATGGCTTTACTGCTGGAGCTTCTGCTATTGGTGATGGTGTAGCATTCTTTAGTGCTTCTCACCCAACCATTTCTGCTGGCAATCAAGACAATAGAGCAACTGCTGCTGCAGTAGCTGAAAGTACTTTAGAAAGTGCAGTAATTCAAATACAGAAAACAAAAGATGATAGAGGTATCCTAGTTGGTGCTTCTGCAATATCTTTACATGTTCCTGTTGACTTACTGTTTACAGCAGATCAATTATTAAACACTCCAGGATCACCTGCGACTGCTGATAATGACATCAACGCTGTAAGACACTTGGGAGTATTTCCAGATGGCTTCTTCGTAAACAGACGATTTACTGATACCAACGATTGGTTCATTAGATCTGATGTACCAAATGGTACTAAAATGTTTACAAGAACACCTTTACAAACTAAAATGGAACCAGATTTCGATACTGGAAATCTTCGATTTAAAGCACGTGAAAGATATTCTTTTGGTGTTTCAGATTGGAGACAATGGTATGGTAATGCTGGTGCATAAACCATAGTATATGAGAGAGAGTAAGAAATTATTCTCTCTCTATACACTCTAAAGGAAGAAATATGACAACAAATATTACATCAAAATTCTTAGCAGGTACTGGTGTTATTGTAACAACATCTAATACTTCTCGTATTATAGGGATTCATGCATATTCTACAGTTAATGGAACATTTGCTATTGGTGATAGTGGTGGTGATAAAATAAAATTTCAAGTTCCTGCAAGTGGACAAGCAGATATTTATATAGGAGAAATGGGTATTAGGTGTGATGCAACAGTATGTTGTTCAGCTCCAGGTGCTCATGGTGGCGTAACTTTATTATTAGGATAATTACATGCCAGCATATTCATATCTTAAAGATGATATAGTAAATACAATAGAAAATAATTCAACAGAATTTTCAGATCATATTCCTTATTTGATTGAAAAAGCTGAAGATCGTTTAATAAAAGAATTAGATGATTCAGGACTTGATTATTATTCTTCATTTACTTTTACAGCTTCAGATCCAGTAGTAAGTTTA